CACTCATATTGCTGCTGACTCTTGTCAAGTTCGATACTAGAGATGCAGTCTCCTGACCGCTAGGATCTTGTATATACTCTAAGGCAGTTAAGTAGAGGTTCACTATCCACCTCCTCTACAGCAGGTACGACGCACCGACACTGTAAACACCGGCATTTGAGTTGTTAGCGGTAGCTTTGATTCTCCACGTCCTCGGCAGAATGTTCTGAGCAATGGAGTTAGCAGCAGCAGTCAGACTTGGATGGATCAAGTACACATTAGTACTGACAGTCACTACTGCGCTCCCAGTTAGCAGTGAGACGTACTTGCCACTCGCTACGTCTTTAGCATCGATCTCCAGCGTAACTGACGGGCTCGCAGTCACATCGGTCATGTCTAGTACGACTCTCAACCCTCTAGCATTAACGTTAGTCTGATCTGATTGAGTCTGAGTTGTTGTATGACTACCAGCAGCCACCACAGTAAGGTCTGCTGTCAGTGACGTAACCGGAATAGATGCTTGATCACTCGCTAGAGCTACTCCGATGCTATTAGCCATAGTCTGCTGGCCAGTAGCAAAGGCGCTTCCACCTACTTGGTTGAGATTAACGTTACTCGCCACAGTCGATAGGGACAGTGGGTTACCGTTCGAGTCTACCAGGAATATAGGCTGCGCTAGGAGCGAAACGGCTGGTACTTGTTGTTGAGGAATGCTCATAGCTTCACCCCCGGTAGATCTTTGTCGAACGTTATCTCGCGGATACAGCTAGTATGTACATATCTATACTTCCCGTGAGCCATAATGTGAGGACCAGTCTGAGTAACGTTCCTGAGTAATATGAACGCATCTGGCACAGTTGGGTCGAGGATAGCCTTCAGCACTCCGTACGGCAAAGTCACATGGTAGACTATTTCCGTATCTACCGTGATCTGTACCGGATACTGGTCGTCGAACAGGTTCTCTTGAGTTTGTTCCTGCAACTCAATGGCATTCTTAGGTACAGCCGGTGGATCAGGAGGAGCTGTGGATACGACCTTAGTCAGCTTTGTTGTTTGGTTTGGCATAGTTTCCTCCATAGAGGAGAGGACTAACCCTCTCCTCTATCACCTACTTAGTATCCTGTTGGAGGCACAATACCGTTGATCAGACCCCATCCACCCTGCCACTGATTCACAAGGCACTCGTCAACTAGGTACGCCCAACCCCATTGCTGTGGGTTAGCAATAGTTGGAGGATACTCCGCATACGTGTAGTCTTGGTTAACCATCACCCTAAACGGAGGATCACTGACACCAGAAGGTAGTGGGAATGGGACACTGAAGCTACCTGCTATGATAGTACCCTGAGGCAGATAAGGAACGGTTACCACCTGCACATAAGTGTTAGTGACTGGGTTCAGTACCTTGCTCACGTTGGTACCAACTACCAAGTTCGACAGATTAGGTTCGGTTGGCTCTGTCACAAAGCGGTAGTTCGAAGACGTACCCAACAGAGTTGCCAGTGTCTCTGACTCGATCGGTGACACAAACAAGTGTGAAGGATTTGCTCTTGCCTGGCTGTACATTACGCGGAATAGATGGTTGAAGTCCTGTAGCGCCAGTAACCCAGTCGAAGCTGCTGGTTGAACAATCACACTGGTCATGCCTTGCTCTCCTACCGAGGGAGCTGTTAGGCCGTTCGGGTTTTTGTAACAGAGCGAGAGCGCTCCGTCGAACTGGCCAGAGATCGTAGCAGTATTGCTACTTGGCTGTGCAGCACCGGTTGTTGGTGCAGTTACGATCGTAGCAGTAACGATACCCGTACCAATGTAGTCAACAGGCTGAACCGGAATACCTGAAGGTGAGAAGTCTGCGGCAACCATTACGTGTAGTGCGTTAGACGCAGTACCCATATAGAACTTGTAACCGGTTGCCTGTGGCTGTGTGAAGAAGGTCATAGTGACTGACCCAGAACCAGAACCTCCAACCACAACAGGTACAATGGATGAAGGTGTAGACTCACCTGCACCGTTTGTTGCTGTGTAGCACACATAGAATGTACCCGCAGCTAGGTTACCACCAGTCGCATTCCCAACTAGCACAGGCGGAGGAGGAGTAAACAACTGTGTCGCTGCGTTAAGCAGCCAGTTCTCTTCCTGGAGCTTCAGTGCGTAGAGAGTATCCATCTTCGCACGAGCCATCAGATCACCCTCAAGAGCACGTGATCTCCACTGGCTCTGAAAGGTTTGGGTCTGTGGTTGGAAGATCGTCTGGTAGGTTGTCTGGTACGACTGAACGTTGTAGGCGAATGTGTTCAGTGTAGTACCACCATCTGTCGTACTACCCCAGTTAGTCTGTCCGAAAGGACCACTATTGATGGAGTTGTAGAAGAAGATGGAGAGCACTGATTTCCAGTGCTCGATGTCAGTACCCCTACCAACGACTCGTGGAATCAACTGAGTGAAGGGAGCTTCAGTTGGATAGATACGAATCGATGGTGTCTCAAGGACGTAAGGTGTGAAGCCAGTTGACGTACTGATAGCACGTTGAATACTTGCCTGAGTATTAGCAACCGTCTCAGCATTCAGTTTGTTTAGTAGACTACCGAGTTGATCTCGACTCACAGCCCCAGCACTCCTAACAATTTCTGGAGTCTGTAGTATGTGGCCGGACTTGTATTTATTTAGCGTCTGTTCATCGACAGGAACACCATACTTGGGAGAAACGACGTAGTCGGGCTTGTTCTTGCTCTCCGCAAGGTCCTGTTCGAGTTTCGCAAGGCGCTCTTCATATTCTTGCGACATTTATGATGTTGCTCCTTGTGCTAGTTGTTGCACCAGCATATTAGCCTTGATCTGCTGCTCTCTCCCTGTTATGATGCCGGACTGGATCATAGTCGTAACTATGTCCGCAGCTAACTCAGCAACGTTTACAGTTGGAGCAGTACGTTGAATGCCACCTGTGCTTACTACAGGGCCTCCAGTTGCAGGTCGATTTGCAATGCGAGTGGTCAACTCTCGTACCTCTGCCAGAACAGAGCGTACTTCTTGAACCTCTCCCTTCAAATCCTCTACTGCTACCAGTCTCCGTGTAAGGTCAGCGTTGTCTACTTGAGCTAACCGTGCGGCGATAGTATTGAGACGGCGAACCGTAGCGCTAAATGACTCACCCACAGTCTCACCTACCATACGCACTAGCTCTGGTTGTATGGAAGACATGACGGAAGAGAGTCCATTGACCTTACCTCCACCGTCACCATCAGTGTCTAGTTCTGGAATAATGTCGATGTCACCGTCTTGATCCGGGTCCATTACCATAGATACAGATTTGCATGTAGGACATCCACACATATCGTGAGCAGCCTTCGCTGCCTGAATAGCATGGATAGCTGTCTGGTGCATCTTAGTCGCGGTTGCAGCACTGATAGTTTTCCCAGCTCTTGATTCATCAACCTGTTCAGTGTCAGTTACCTCTGCTACTTCTTCTTGGTCTACTACATCAGTGGTTTCGAGTTGATCCCCATTAGACCTAATCACAGCTATATTGCAGTCTGGGTTGGAGGGGTTGTCTACGAGAGAGACCTCTACCAGGTCGTATCTAGTGTAGACTGGGATCTTTTCGCCATCCACTATACGCTCTTCGTACTCAGCATTTCTAGCACCGATGGATGCTCCTGCCAGTGTACCGTCAAGTACTTTCTGCCAAGTATCCTCAGCACCTTTACTGATACGAATCACAAGGTCAATAGCCTCTTCGTCGTCTCGTGGGATAACGTCGAAGGCTCTTCCAACAGCCTTGTGAGGGTCGTGCATCTCTCGGATGTTACCTCGCCACTTCGCAAAGGCTTCTTTACTCCCTTTGTAGTCGAATGCGGTCTTGTAACTATCCTTAGATGTTGAAGTAGCACGTGCTACCACCTCACGCCTCTCTGCATCGACTCTGATGATATCCATCGGAATCGACAGCGAAGTTGGAACGCTCCTGACCAACTCAGGTTGGTTTGCTAGTTCCACATCATGCTCCTTTGCCCACTCAGTTGCTGTATCTGGAAGGGCGTCTGTATGTCCATTGCTCTTTGCCCACCTGATGATGTTGCGTCTGACTTGATCAGGATTCGCTGCATGGCCTGCAAGACCCCAAGCATCTGACACATCGGAGGCATCAGTCAATGGAAAGGTGTCGTCAGGGCCAGCAAAGTAACCACCTTTCTTGCGATGGTTCTCTCTGGACTCCTTAGTACTCCAATCTGCCATTAATCTCTCACTCCTAGCTTGCTGCCATGCCAGGCATTGAACAACGTAGTCACTTGTTCTGGAGTGGCACAGCGTTGTAGTTGCGCTTGCATCGTCTGCAACGTCTCTTGCGGTATAAGTTCAGACTTGAACGTCCTCACAGGTTTATTGCGTTTTACGTCATGCAAGACAGCATCCCTCCACCTGCGGTATTCTGCTCTAGTCGCTTTGTCTGTGGTGGGCTTGGGTTCATTCTCCGTAGGAGTATCAGGAGTATCCTTTGGTGGCGTAGTAGGTGGAGGTTGGGTTAATCCTTGAATCTGCGACTTGACTTGAGCACTCCTCAACTCTTCGTTAGCTAAGTCAGAGATAACGAACGGTCCACCGGTAGTCATTACAAATGGTGGTACGTCTAAGTCTTCGTAGACAGGTAACTTTAGTGCCTTGGCTGCCTGAGTTGGGGACTGGATACCAGCTGCAACGAGTGCTTGGTACGCAGTTACCTGTGCTTGAAAGTCTTCAGTCTCCTCGAACCCTTTGAACTTAACAACGAACCGTTCCTCGTGGAAACACTTACGGAGTACCAGTGTAAGCAAGTCCTCGTATCGTGAGATGAGAGGCCTCATAGTTCGTCTATAGACTACGTTCTCCTGAGAATCCCCACTACTTTTGTTTACGTTCTCAGTAAAACCTAACTCTGCCATAGTGAGACCGAAGGCTGACACAGTTGTGTTGAGCAAGAACGTATCAAACTCGTCCTGAATAGCAGGGTCGTCGGTTTGAGTGTATGTAAATCCTTTAGGCAGTACCTTTAATCTTGCTCTTGCTTGATCATTACCAGCCATAAGTGCATTCAGGTTAACTTCGAACTCCTCCAACTGGTCCTGAGTCCAAGGTGAGTCGGAAGGAACCTCGATCATACCGGCTGGGACAGTGCCTTCAGTAAACCTTAACAAATCTTTGGATTGTTTGCGTAGTGCTTGATTTGCCCTCAGAATAACTTTCTCAATGCGAGACGTACCAAATAGGTCATCCGTCCTCTCCGACTCTATCAAGTAGAGTATCTCGTCAGACGTCAACCAAGCAGCAGGAACACCACCCCAAAGGTACTGAGCGTAGGCAGGGTAAGGTGACTCAGGTCTACGACCCCTATCATCCATCAATGGCTTGATAGTAGAGCCATCTAGAATCTCGATTGCGTACAAGTCTCCTGACTCTGTAGGGCGTAGATAGATAGCCAGAGCATCGATCTCCAAAGTCTCACGTACGGCAATCTGCAACCAATCACGTAGACAATGTACTTTATCAGGATACTCGAAGAACGCAGAGTACTTCGCAATGTCGGCATCGAAGACGGACACGTCCATATCCTCACCGATGAGTTCAGACCGAGGTTCAATATGCAGAGATAGTTTCCCAACGTAGTCTAACCAGACTTGTATGCAAATCTGCATACCGTCATACGAACGTGCTATCGCCCTGAGGTCTGAGAACGAGAACTCTCTATCTCCTCTTGGCACAGAGGATATGTTCCCACCAACTTTGATGGAGAACTGTCTAGGACCGGTTGGTGGAGTAATACCAGGAATCGGTAGGAGTGGTACACCAGGAGAATACAGCGGAGTAGCGGTATCAGCATCTTGAGGAGCCAATGCCTGATACATTGCCTCCATAATCGAGATGTCGGCTGGTACGAAGTTGTTGGCCGGTGATGCAGCAAGGTTGCCGCTTTGAGGTAACGCCTTCATAATCTTGGTCGCTCTAGCCTTGCTACCACCTAACTGCTTAGCATCGTACGTAGCACTTGGCAGAATAGTTTGACCCTGGTTGATCTTACCTGGACTCATACCCATACGTGCGAGTTCTTCTCGAACTATCGAACGGAGGTCTGTACGATCAGAGGATTGTTGCCGGCGTACGCGTCTTGCCATGTTGCTCTCTCACCTCCAATCTGCTCTTGAGTGCTCTCAAGTGTTCGTCAATGTCAGCTTCGAACAACTGCCCCATGACTCCATTGAACGCATCCACTTGGTCTTTATGTACTCCACTAGAGGGGAAGGCTACCAACTCATTCAAAAAGGTGTCATTCCAGTGCGCTTTCACTAGGGTCACGTTCCCGCCTTCACATTGTGATGACACAGGGCGGGATCTCTCCACCTTCGATGTGTGAGGTGCAATACCTCGGAACGTATACCCCTGCAATACGTTGCGTCTATAGTGGTCGATAGTATTGATCCCTCCACTACCGGGCTCTTGTTCCATATAGATCGAGACGTCCTTGCCATCCTCAGCTGCCTTCTTCGCTATCATCGTCTCGACCTGTCTCGGAGAACCGCGTAACCTACACACGTCAAGTACGACGTAGTGGTTGTCTTTTGTTTTCCCTACCAGCACACCAGCGGTATAGTCAGGATCGTTAGCCCCAGTCTCTTCAGTGGCAGCTAAATCCCACCACCGTGCTTTACGTACGAACTCAAACTCATCTATAGTATGTACCACCCTAAACCATTCTCTCTGGTACACAATACCGGATGGGCGTACGGACCAATCTCCATGTAGTAAACGACGTCGTTCGACATCATCAAGTGCTTTAAGGTTCTTAAGATAGTTTGGATCAGCTTGTAGCAGAGTCGGGTTATCATAAATGCTAGCTGCAATGAACGTAACGCTCTTAGCATCTGGATGCCTCTCTCCTCTTGGTAGCCACTCAATGTTACCGCCCTCTCGTATGAACCAACGTATCTCACCACTCTTCGCCTTGTCTTCGTGTGGACAGGTCTCATCCACCCATAAGTAGAGGAAGTCCTTCACCCAACTGTCAGCGTCAGGATTCGTTGTAGCTCTCACATATGGTTGGACGCCACATGTGCTACGGTTGCGGGAGAGCATGTAGAAGAACTGCTGTTGACTAAAGTGGGTGAGTTCGTCGAAGATGATCAACGTAATCTGACTACCTTGCCACTTCAGCACATCGTCTACGTGATTGAGGTAACTAAATCTTATCGACGTATCGTACTGAGGCCACAACCACTTCAAGTCGGAGAATCTCGGTATACCACCCAACATCGGATACAACTGCAATGATGTAGACCACAGTCCACCCTCTTGTGTAATCTGAGGGAACGACTGTCTAAACGCAACGGCTTGGAAACCTCTCACAGGTTGCAAGCAGGCATGTCTCGCTGCCTCTAATAGTACTCCGTAACTCTTACCCGAACCGGCACTCCCGCCATACACACAGATCTCCGCTCTCGTTTGTAAGAACTTTGTCTGCGGACCTTTATGAGGTCGAATGCGTACTTCAGTCTGAGTCAACGTCTTCTTCGTCCTCAACTTCTTCGTCAACTGAGGGGAACTCTACGTACACGACTTGCGATTGTACGCTACCTGATAGTTCTACTTGAGACTTCTGCTGGCGAGCACCTACTTCCTTAGCAATACCGTCAGCGGTTTGGTTGAGTACTTCAACTAGTCTAGGGGGGACGCTTGAGCTAGCCATAATCTCGATATAGCACTTCTCTGCAACGTCACATAGCTTCTTTAATCTAACTTCGAGATCCGCCCAAGTATGTTTGAATTCCTTCTGAAGGTCTGCTGGAGAGGGCTCTTCCACGACTATCAACTCACCACGCTTCTGGGCTTCTCTACGTATCGCTTGCTGTCGAATCTTCTCAACAGTGGCTGAGTCATGTTTGTAGGAAGTTGGATTTGACATAGTAGTACACAGCACAAACGGTAGCGTTCACCATATCGGTTACTAACTACCGTTGCACCAAAGGAGCTCCCGTCAGTGATAAGTGAAGACACCGTCCTCTACAAATCACTTTTTGTATGCATTTGGTCATCGGTACCACAGCGGCAAAGGGCTTTACTCACCAAGGTACTTTACTGACGATGACCTGTTGGATATATTCTATGATACTTGTCAGTGACAAATCAAGAGGTAATCCCGGTAATATCTCTTCGAGAGTCCAAACTGCTGTAAACTGCTAGCCAATCTGCTGGTTACGACGCTATAGCATACGGTGATGATTCTTTTTTCCTCAACAGATTTTTAAGCTATGGGCGATATGGGCGTCTTTTATTTTTATATATAAAATTTTCTGATCTTTTTTTATAACTAATTAAAATATAACGCCCATATCGCCCATAACCAACAACGGAGTTCTCTAACAAAGATGAAAGCTTCTTCATCCAGGAACAGACACAGAGCGACTGTGTTAAGTGTGAGGGTTGTCAGGGGGAGAGTCAGGGGAGAACTCCTGGTCTTGTAGGGTTTGTCGGAGCCGGTCTCGGAGCCATTCAATAGTGATGAGGGCTTCCCGGTACGTGAGGTAGATGCAGTGACCGTGCTGGTCTACGATCACGTACACAGGAGGGTCTTCGTGGTCATGGTTATGGTGGTCATGGGTCATGGCGTTTACGTCCTTTGTTTCGGATACGCTCCCAATGCCAAATGCGGTTGTCTATTTGTCTGGGGGTTCGTTGGAACAGTGGCGCTACGGCGATAATTAACGCTTTGGTGTCGGATTCATTCAGCGAACGTCCGAGGGTACGGGTGACAAAGTCTGACACTCGTGCGTCTACCTTCACGTCCTCTTCTGTACCAACCATCATATAAAAGTAGTCAAGGGCTCTGCCTCCACCCCAGCCAAGGATCTTTTTCACTTCACGTTCAAACGCCTGGTTGTGGAGGATGCGATCGCAGTCCTGGAAGTAGCGAACTTCCCACTTCACACACAACTGTGCAAACTCTAAGGCACTCAACGCTCGTGAGATACCACCAATTGGCCTGCTGTTCCGTAGTACCTCAGATGCAAACATGTCTGGACCCCAGTCGTTGACGTCCCTGATGAAAGCTCCCAGTGGTTGTTGATTTCCTATAGGCACGAAGTCAAGCCTACTCGATCGGTACACAGGTTCAAGCTTGGCCCACTCAGCATAGCGTTGGACAATCGCTCGCTCGACATCCCCGTCAGTCTGCAAGGAGTAGATGGCTGCGATAACACACTGACTGAGGTGGCCGTATACGAATTCAGGGAGTTCATCTGTTAAGTCTGGGAGTTGCTGGAGAGCTGTAAACATGAGTTGTACGTCTGTGTTTGCGATCATATATATGGCTCCTTCATATATACTCTATCATAATAGAGTAAGCTTGTCAAGGTGGAGGCCACCTTGCTGGTCTGGCCCAGGACCGTCTTCAACGAGCGCGTGAACAGAGACTCCTAAAGCATCTGCAATCCGACCGAGGGTAATGGTAGAGACCTCTGCATAGGGGTTTTTGATCAGCCGGTGGACGGTTTTCCAATCAAGGTCCGCTTTCCGTGCCAGCTTTGCAAGACTCACCCCTTGCTCTGTGACTGCTTCCTTTACCCTCAGCCGTATCATATACAGATCCTTCTCTATGCGCTCCCTAGAAGTCTAGCAGACCCTCTAGAGCTTGAGAACTGGATACTACCCCCTAGAGTGCAACCACTGTGGGTACAACCTATAGCGTGTAACGGCGAAGAGAAATCATATGATCAACCGGACTCTTGCCGGATTGTCGAGCTTGTAGTGAGGTCATTGCTCGTGTATACAGCTTCGTGCTCTCCAGTGTGGTGTGCCCCATCAGTTGCATAAGGACGAGGTCTGAGGTCCCTTGCATGAGTTGCATCACAGCAAATGTGTGCCTGAACCTGTGAGCATGACAATCAGGGACATGGGCCAGTTTGCCAAGAGTACCCAGAAACTGTTGAAGCATACGGACACTGAGAGGTTCATCACCCCTAGACAGGAAGACAAACTGGGAAAGGGAGTGTCCACGTTCACGTGAGAGATACCGACGTACAGCGAGGCTAGTTTGCTGGCCAAGTCCAATGCTGCGAGGTTTCCGGCCTTTGCCCATGACCCTGATGTAGGAGTCACCTCGGCCTATGAAGAGGTTGGCCATGCGTAAGCCGGTTTCTTCCTCTGGACGGGTGGAGTCATAGCACAGTTCGCTGGCACGTACCCCTGTGTCTAACAGCAGGTGGATGATTGCTCTGTTGCGATGTGGATCACGTGTCTGATCGCAGGCTTTGAAGAGTTGCCGGATGTCAGTGTCAGTAAACAGGTGGATCTCAGACTGTTCGATTTTGGGCATCTCTATGCGGCTGACGGTTCGTTCACGTACCCCTAACTCATCATCTTCTGAGCACCAGCGGAGAAAGCTCTTGACAACCTGTGCTCTTGCATGGCGAGTATGCGTGTTTTGTGAGGGGGTATCTGCAACGAACTGGGCAACATGTGGTGCCTTTAGCTCTGCCAACACAGTGAGGTGGTGAGTATCACACCAGCGTTGGAAGAAGTCGAGCAAGTAGGTGTACCACTCGTACGTATCATGGGTGATAGAGGGTCGTTTGGTAGCCAGATATTCTTCAATGGCGTCCCGGATGAGCATAAAAAAGCTCCTTTCGAAAAACAACTGCAATGTTTCGAAAGGAGTCTGTTCTGTTTGCTGTGAAGTCGCTCTTCAGGCCAGTTTAGCGAAGTCGCGCTGTGTCCTTGGTTTTGAGACAGGCGCGTATACCGTTCCGCCACACCGGCTTGGGAAGCTCGTTCAGAGACCTATAGGGGTACAGGTTCCTCCCGAAACAAGTGCAGTACGACACTGGACAAGTGCAACTGCAACGAGATTGTAGCAGACCTTACCGCCATTGTCAAGACCTCACACCTCCTCAAAAAGCAGGCCCGACATGGGTTGAGGGTTCGAATCTCCCCCCATTAGCACAGTTGCGTTGTGTCACCCTCCCTAACCAATTTCCCCGGTAATTTCCGCTTTTGGGACCCCTAAAAGGAACTCCTCCTATAAGAACTATACCTTATAGGATCATTTTCCACTTTTGGGGCGGTTGTCGGAGAATAGTAGCATAGACACAAATATCACTTTAGTGGTGTCATGTCTAAAATGTTGTTGATAGCAAACGGAGAAGAAAGAACCAAATGGAAAACATCGAACAAGGAACCAACCAGAGAGATGAGTTCATCTGTATTGCCCAACGACTCGACGTACTGATGGAAACTCAAGCCTCAGAAACAAGCAATTTTGAACAGGCAGTCATGCAACAGTTTGCAGCACTTCAGAGACAGCTAACTGAGTTAGCTCGGAGAGGCATTGTCCCACAACCTGAAGAGGAAGGGATTGAGGTCGAGACGGAAGGACCTACGACTGAAGCGGAGCAGCGAGTTAGAGAGTTCATGGAAGCGTGCACCGTCAAAGTGGACTGTATCTCATGGAAGCCCAATCAACGTCGGTCGGATACACTGATTCGACAGGACGCGTGGAGGGCGTTCATACAGTGGGCGAACGAGAACAACCTCAGCATCGCTAACATCATCGGCAGGAACACGTTCTACAAGACGGTTGCCACGCTTTACAAACTACCGCTAGTCACGACGAACAACAAGTATGCTTGGGCTGGGCGTCAGTTCAACCTAACCGGGAAGACAATTCTCGATCGGGTATCCACAGCTATAGATGTAAAGGAAGAGGAGCAAGTATGGGAAGAGGAAGAGGAAGAAGAGGAAGAGAAACCTAGACGTAGCCGCTTTCCTCATGTTGGAGAGCCACCCAAAAAGAAGGTAGTCAAGGGTCGGCCAAGCTATGTCTTCGGCTCTGCTTGGAACGAAGAAACTGCTCGGCTCTACGAGCAGTTAAAGTAGTTAGCTCGTTTAACGTATGTCCGACAGGACATACGTTAAACCTTACCCTCAGCTTGGGTTTTATACGATTATTGCTGTGGGTACAGTCGCCTATCACAAGTGTGTCTTCCCTCCACCCCTTGCAGTGTATAGTTGGATTTTAGGTAGTTAGTTGGTTTCATAGTTGGAAACCAAATCCGTTAAACCTACTTCTAGCCTAGGTTTAACCGTTCATAGTTGGATTAGTTGGTTTTTTTCACAGCTTAATTTATATATTTTATGGGTATATATTAGCTCATCTATATATAAATTTTTTAATTAAGTTAATGAAAAACCAACTAATCCAACTAAACCTAGGCTAGAAGTAGGTTTACCCCAACTATGAAACCAACTAGAATCAACTATAGAACCAACTATATACAGGAGGGGCCCCAGGTAATATTATTGATGAGTTAAAATTGCTGGGGATACCCCTTTATTTATAGAACAAAGTATCATATAATATTCTTATAGAAGTAGATCCATAGAAAACAGGCGTCAGGTAGGAGGAGGTAATACACAATGCCGCTAAGACGTAGTCGTATTGTTACTAACATCGATGATCAACGCGTACAAGCCCCTTGGAGCGCAACTAGGTCACTCCAGAGGAGAGTCAAGGCAGTCGCAGAGAGTAAGGGGCTGGCAACTAGCACCTATGTGCAAAACGTGTTACAGGCCATTGTAGAAAGGGAAGAAGCTAGCATCGCAGAGCAGACGGAGTAGATAAAACGCACTGGGTCGGGAGTTGAGGAACTTGTTCACCAGTGCGCTTACAGAGAAACAATGGTTGTTGGAACAACCTCTTGGTTATATTATAAACGATCATTTATATAAAATCAAGAGGGCTTAGATATAATATGTAGGGAGCATGTATCATGCGTGACCCATTAAGAGTAGACGAGCAGATAGTTAGGCTATTCTTCGAGACGGTGTTCAAACACTGCCCACCTGACTACTACACCACAGTGAACCGTTGGGAAAAAGATTGGACTGGGAAGGCTGATAAACCAAAATCGTTTAGCGAAGCACCTCAAGTTGGAGCTGTTGACGAGATACTCCGCTGGGGTCGGGAGTATATGCGTAAACAGACGGACGTGTACTTTAGGCCAACAGTTATGGCGAACCAACCTCCACCAGGAACGAGGGGTAAGAAGGAGCATACGTCTGGATACTGTGTACTGTACGCCGACCTTGACTACTACAAGGTTGAAGGTTGGCTTCGTAAACCAGCAGAGGTGGCAGAGAAGGAAGTCACAGAGGCTCTTGAAAAGCTCGCTCTCCCTCCGACTATCGCTATCCATACTGGTGAAGGTATTCAAGTCTATTGGCTTTTGGATCGCTTTGAGACGGACATTGAAGCGTTAGAGGCCCGTAACAGGTGGCTTGAACAGAGTTTTGAAGCGTATGGAGGAGACCCTGCAAGTGCAGAGGCAGCCCACCTCTATAGATTTCCAGGGACACAACACTGGAAAGGCGGCCACCTTGGTATGGAAAAAGATACACGCGTGTTGTGGATTAAGCCAGAACGTGTCTACAGGATGGAGCAATTTGGAACTGCTGCGGCTAAGGCCAAGCCAACAACTAACTATGGACCTATCCTGGAGGAAGAACCCATAGAGGATGAGGAGCAGTTTCTAGCAGATATAAAGCAGCGTCATGAGGCCCTATACCAACGCATCTACAGCGAGGCTACTGCACTCGAAGCTGGTGCTACGCAGAAAGGTCAGGGGAGAGTAAATCGAAGTGATAACGACATGTGGATTGCTAACTGCCTTCTAGGGATGGGGTATAGCCCCGGCATAGCAGCATCTGTGCTAATGCATCCAACATGGTTTAGCGGTGAGAGATTCAGAGAAGACTCATCTAAAGGCCAAGGTAAAGCATATGTGGAGGTGACAGTAAACAACGCACTGAACTGGGTTGGGTCCCCAGAGGGGACCTCTGGAGCAGGTTGGGGGAGGTTTTTTGATCAAAAAACCTTTCGACCGAAGCTAGTGGTGACCGAACTACTGAAGAATTACTGCTTACTCATCGTTGGCTCAGCCGTAGCGTACTATGAAGGAGGTGTGTACAGAGTCCCAGAAGCAGAAGATCGAGATCCACTACGATTCATCGTCTCTGATATGTTGGGCGATGTTTCGACATCAGACTACATAGACAAAGTTATTGACTTATGTCGGGACACATCTGAGATCCCAACATGGGATGGGATTGACCCAGCAAGGTATATTAACTTCCGCAATGGCCTGCTCGACCTGGAGACACGACAATTAGTATCACATACGCCAGCCGTGCACAGCACCTACCAATTCCCAGTTGATTACCTACCAGACGCCGATACTACGGCAGTAGATGCCTACATCGCGGAGTTGTTTGAACCAGATGCTATCCCAGTGTTTTGGGAGTACATTGGGACCTGTTACTGGTACGGAAAGTGGACTAAGTACTTCATGCTGTGCCCCGGAGAAAGCAACTCTGGTAAGAACTCACTGATGCGTATCATATTAGACCAAATGGGGCCTGGCGCAAAGACGCTTTCCCTCCACCAGATCACAAGTGACAGATGGTCGATGGGTGATTTGTTTAGGTGTCCCATCAACCTTTGCGATGAATCCAGCAATATAAAGCTGGATGAACTTAGCCGATTGAAGTCTCTGTACAACGGGGCAGGTACGCCTATCACTGGAGAACGGAAGTTCAAGAACAAGTTCAAGTTCATCCCTACAGTGAAAGGCATCTTCTTTTGCAACGGCCTACCATCCATAGTAGCTGTCGAAGATGGAGCAGCTTTCAACCGCATGTTGATTCTACGCTTTCGCCAGGTGTTTCAGAGAACAGCTGAGGGAGAACGGAAGATCGTTGATTTGATGACCAAGCATAGAGCAGCCTTTGCCGCGAGAGCGATGTGTGGATTGTTCAGGCTCATTGATAACAACGAGGTGTTTACCGAGTCTGTGACAATGGCGAAGGCGAAGGAGGCGTATATATCAGAGAATAACCCTCTAGCAACCTTCTTGGAAGTTTATTGTCTAACCGGAGAGGACCTAGCTGATCTCCCTGAGAAGCGTCGTTACACGACGAAAGAGGATTTGCATGTCTACTACACAGCAGTGTGTGAACTACACAAAGAAACTCACCCTCTAAACATAAGGCGTTTTAAGGAGAAGTTAGAAGTAGTAGGTGTTCCTTATGGAGTTAAGCGTGAGCAGATACTAATACCCAGGCCCAATGGCAAAAGCACACCTCAAGAGGTGTGGACTGGCATCCGACCAGTACGGTTAACCACTGAGTTGAAGCTGTTTGCTCGCGGTGATGAACGATTTGCTCTACCGAACACTCCTCGATAATGAGAAAGTAGGTGTAGCACATGAAACAGTGGTTTGAGTACCGAACGCCGAGAGGGGCATTCATCGTTGACAAATTCGTCGAGGATATGTTGAAGGAGTCGGAAGTGCTAGAAGCGACAGACGATACTACGCTGTATAGGTTGGTAGCTAAGTACATCGGCCCTGCCTGGACGAGCAAAAGGGCTTCTGCCATAGTCAGTCAACTTAAAAGGTCGAGTTTACTGACCCAGTGGAAGAAGCAACTAACTAAAGTGGAGCTAAGGAAGCTGAGGTCTCAACGCAGACGGGACGAGCGTACTGAGCATGTCTCTGTATGAAAGATGTGTATATTGTACGGCCAGGTTCTCACCTGGCCTAGCCTATTACGTTTACTCATCAGTACATCAGTACAGCACGAAGAGAGATAACAAAAGGAGACAAGCACGTGTCAAACAGCAGTTTCAGCTACACAGATCACGAGTTCAACCAGATGTATATTGAGGCGATGGAAGAGTGCATCTCAGTGATGAGACAGAGATCACTTGAGTACAACAATGCTGCGGAGTCTCACTCAATGATGACTTACCTAAACGGAGACGAAATCATTGCAGGTCCGTTTCAAGTCTGCTACATGTACATTATGCACAAGGCTGAACGTTTCAAAAATTGTCTTGCGAAGTACATCAAGCAGTTGTCCATAGGTACCACGAATGAGTTTACCTATGAAAAGACTGAAGACTCTCTACGAGATCTGGTCAACTACGCCGTGTTCGAGTTAGTTATACTACGTCTTCACCACAAACACGTCCTGTCTCAAGTGGCAAGGGCCGAAGAGGTGGAAGTATGCCAGTAGTCAACATGCAAGTGAGGTGTGCTCACTGCTGCGTAACGGAGTGGAAGTCCATACGAAGTTTACTAGACCCTACTTCCCTACGCATTGAGACACACTTGACGGGATGTCCAGTCAACAGTGCTCAACTCACTTGGGAGTTGAAGCAAGCGGAGTATGTACTAGTGAAAGAGTCCGCGCTAGACCTGAGCGGTAATCAATGTCCTGTATACGAGTACAGAGTACCCGTTGAACTACTAGCGGAAATAGGAGCATAGCCATGAGGAGTGTAATGCACGTGACAAATATCCAATTAACGGTCAAGAGGTTGTCTAGGATACAGCTGTCGCTATCACTCGCTACCTACATTTTAGGATGCGTCTTGATAGTGATGATCACAGACTTTTTGGGTATCATCATAACTGCGATCTCGGCTGTAGTCCTAAGCGTACTACTGGCGTACGAACCGATCGGAGGCAAGTGATGGCGTTCTTTATAAAACGATATTGCCTCCGTTGCCGAAGGGAGACATCTCACGATGTCTCCACAGGTAAGTGCAGAAAGTGTGGGTATGGTCAATGAGCACACAGTGGCTGTCGGAGTCACAAAAAGTGAAGCAGTATAGGATCGATGACACGTTGTTTGATAGGTTGCCTGCTACAAGGATCTGTATCCTCTGTGGCGCTATCCCTCCACAACTACACTCTTTAGGATGCTCTGGTGAGCGATGTCCAAATTGTATGAGAGTCCGTATCATCTGTGCTTGTAAGTTGTCAAAGGAGGCGATCTCGTGACTGACGTAGTTATCATCATTGTATACTGCATCCATTGTTGTAGGCGGCAACGGCTCACAGCCACACCTCATTTGATGGACCAGTTCAACCACAAGTACGACTGTGATACTAGACGGTTTCCCAGCTATCGGAGGCAAGCCACTTTTAGACCTGTGCCTGGCAAGCCTTACGCCAGTTGGGAGGATGAGCAGACGCATGAAACAAAGGAATACCCTTACTACGAATACGGAGTCCATCGTGACATAGCAGTATGAACTCTGGCGTATAAGAGTCTAGGAAGGCCGTACAACATGACGAACGTACAAAGATCTAGCATGTATTCGCTAGCCTATAGCTACCCCAGCAAAAATAAAGCAGGTCAGGCATATGAAGCGGCTCGTAACCTGATCTACCTACATCCATGTGAGCTATCAGCTTACCGTATTCTCTCGGACAGTGGCTGGCATGTGCTTGTCGTAGGCTTGAAACCATCGGTTATTGTCGAAGAGCCTCTGAAGAAAGCTCTGAAGCAGTTCAAAGGAACGCTAACCACCCTTCCAAGCGAAATAGTTGACATGTCTTTCGTTCGTCATTTCGAGAAGACCAAACATACCAACTGGTACGAACAGTCCTACGACCTATAACGCTTGTTAATATACAGGAGCTTACTCTATAATATTAAAGTACCTACAGTTGTTAGCCCTCCACTAGTCACGTGCAGCTAACAACTGTAGGTATTTTATAGGGCACCTGTATAAATAAGGATTATCCATTGATTTTATATAGTATGTCACTTATAATATATCTATAGTAGTCTACTATAGATATAAAATGGAGTTGGAGCGGATGATCGACAAGTACGACGAGTTGGCGGAGCGGCTCAAAGATGAGTACACCCTCGCCGAGCTAGCAGAGATGCTCAACATCTCAGTGTATACATTAGGCAACTGGCTGCGCGAAGCAGATATTCAGGCAGTGCGAACAGGGAAGCGTTGGAGGGTAAAGAAAGAAGCTGTTATTCAGCTTCTACGTCACAGACAGTTTCCTATCTTTTAGTGGCATGCGAAATGCACGTGACACACAGGCCAAAAGGAGGATACACATGCAAACCATCACAGTCACCCCATTAACTGATACGTCCATGTATAGCGAACCTCGATGTTTCGAGATCCAACCCAAGCGTAGGTCCTACGCGTACGGTCTGTATTGGCAGCTGCGCGGACGAGACTTGTTGAGAGAAGGGATGTCTTTGGAAGAGATTGCTGCTCGTATGGAGTGGTGGTATCAAGGTTGCATTGCAATGTGGAATGACGAGGATGAGGACGAGCAGCAAATGCAGATGCTAGAGTGGAAGTACGAACGTAAGGTACGAGAGTTGCTAGGATATCGTTACAGGATAGACGAATTCGGATGCGAGTGGGAAGTGTACGTAGAGGACCGCTAGAAGGGGTTGAGATGGCAGAAATTAAATATTGTGCATTGCCAACGTGTGGTGCAGTGCTTCCTAAGAGTCATCAAGGGAAGTACTGTAACAACAATTGCTACCTAGCACATATGGCACACAAGAAGCAAATGTCTCTGCATAGGCAAGACGAAGAGCGTCGGATGGTAGTCGCGTCAAAAACGACTACTACCACGACAGAACATTTTACTTCTGTGGAAGAGCGGAAGGCTGTAGAACGTAGTGAGATGTTCTCTCAAGACGCCCAAGGACAGTTACGTGATGCTCGTACTGAGGCCGAGAAGGAAGGTCCAGCTGCTACCGTGGAGAGGTGGATGCTACATTGGGGGCCGTTAGTCGCTGTCGTACTGATTGTGGCAGCAGTAGGCGTAGACATTACTGTGTTTCTGATAGGGAAGGATACCAACTGGCTCTCTATGGCCGCTGTGTTAGGTATGACGATCGCCTTTGAAGGCATTCTGATGCTACAAACACTAGCGGTACGTCGGCTGAGATACCAGATTGCCATTGCTGCCTCCGAGTCAAAACCGATTTTAGAAGGGCAAATGACTTGGGCCGCTATCAGTTGGTTTGTCTTAGCGATTATCTCAGCCGTTGCACAGTTCGGAGCACTGACAGGAGCTAATACAACTGTGATGTTCTCCGTCATCGGTTTGATCGTAGCTGTTAGGGCGATAGGTACAACAGCCGGAGACTTTATCATTGCGTTGGGGATGCCGATTGAAGTGAAGACGCCAGCAATGGTAGCAGCCAACCTTAAGCAAGAGGCGAACGATCTAAGAGAGTTGGCTGGAGCATACAAAGAGAAGCTACTAGCAGAAAGGGACGTACGTCAGTTGTTTCTAGAGATGCAGCAGCCTAGAGTCGAAAGTATTGAGGAGGTGCAGTAATGGCAACAGAACATGTAACACATCGCAGACAGCAAAGTCCAATACTGCTGCTTGTCGTAGGACTCTTCTGTGCGGGTATGTGGGTAGGCATTGTACTATTGCAGTTGCAAACTTCAATGGCACTCATGCTATCCGGCAAAGAAGTGACAGTACAGACAGCCGATTGGGGAGTGTTCGTACTGTTCTGGGAGCTAGTAACAGGACAACTACACGGAGCTTTGCTAGTCGCAGTCACGTGGGCGTACATGGTGGAGTTGGTTACGCTGATCTTCGCGGTAGCATTGAAGTTTGCTATGGAAGCAGCTTCCCAATCACATCAGAGTCTTCCTAAGTGGTGGGTGATCGCCTCCCTAGTATTACTGCTGTACAATGCTTACTCTGACTTTTCCTACGGTACCTTGTATGTAGGTAGTTGGGTAGGTAACCTGGCGTTCTCACTTGTATGCGGTATGGGAGTGTGTTTCCTTTTGCCGATTGCGTTTAGGCTTATTGAAGCGGCCATAGACGGTTGGAGGAAATAATATGGACAAGTTTAGAACCCAAGTTACCACTGGTCTAACGACTGGTCTAACTGTCTTCGGAGCCACTGCTGGAATGGGACACTTACCTGTTCCAGCAGCCATTTTCTGTGGGCTCGTCTCTGGACTAGTAGCGGGTGCAGGTAGTACAGATGTGTTACAACTGGTTGGTGTAAGAGGGACCGAATACGATCTCACTGACCTCTGGCAACAGAAAGAATCTCCTCAAGAGACAATACCACCTATGACAGGATCGAAGCGTAGTTTACTGGATCGAGCATTTGGCAGGTATCCGATAGAGGAAGAGATTGTAGTAACTAGCGATAATGTACAGTCGTTACGAGACAGGGGAGTAGCACCGAACGACTTGCTGCCGACAAGGAGTCCAGCGATCAAGCAGATGTGGAACCAAGTCAGTGCGGGGCAAGAGATACTGGGGTATGACGGCTGTGACTGGATTAGAGCGAAGCCAGAGCACACACTGTCTATTGGTGTCATCGGTCGTCCAGGGCAGGGTAAGTCTACACTGCTTCGATACTTAGTTGCCTGCGCTCTGAAGAGAGGGGCAGAGGTGAGAGGTTGGGACATGCATTGCAGTGTAGCTGCTGACTTGAGCGATGTGCTCAACATCTTTGATGACCCTGACGATATTGTGACAGATGCTCAATGGATCATCGATGCCCTCACTCAAAGGAAGGCTCTCTATAAAGCAGTGCAGAGAAGAGAGTCCAGAGCGCTGAGTCAGTGGGAGGCTCTGCCAGAGCTACTGTACATCATCGATGAGTTCACTGCACTCATGACTGCCCTCAAAAGAAACAAGAAAGCAACGGAGGCAGTACAAGATGCGGTGCTGAGACTTGTAACAGAGGGTAGGAAGTTTAAGATGAGGTGCATCATTGCAGGGCAGTCGCTACCAGCAATACTGTTCGATGGCAGTGGAGCCAGGGACAACCTCCAGACCCGCTATGCATTTGGCTCTAGGGATGCGCAAGCACGTATGTTAGGCATAGACGAGGATGCGATCGAGAACTTGCTCCCTCTGATCGAAGGTGAGGAAGCCGCTGGCTATGCAGTACTCGATGGAGGTCCTCTGAGAAAAGCAGTGATTATATCTGTGCCCTTCACAACTGTCGAGGACATCAGAGCACTCGTACAGAGATACAGTGCATCGACTGGAGTGCAGAGGCCTCTGCCAGAGCAGATCGCAGTGCATAGTTATGATGCAGTGATCCAGAGCAGTCATCCAGTGCAGAAATTAGAGTCCAGTGCAGTGATCCAGAGCGATCTAAGATCGAGAGCAGTGATGGAGTGGATCGAACCAGAGCCAGAGATCACCAACGATGTGACTGAGTGGTTTGAGTGCAGAGTAGAGAAGGACTTCAACTCAGAGGTCGCTGCTTGGGAGTGCTGGGTTGACTACTCTAAACGCTGCCGGAGAGCAGGCATACAATCAAAGTCCAGTGGCGACTTTGCGAAGGAGTTGAAGAAGTTAATGAAGGCGGAGTTCAATATAGAGCAGAGCACTCCATCAGGGCCGAAGGCAGACGGTACTAGAGGGCAGAGGACTGCTTACGTTGGAGCGAAGTTAGTGGATCGAAGTGAAGGACTTGAGTGAAGTGAGTGATTGGACTGAGGGTTGGCTTTGAAAAAGAATGGAGATCGAAAGATAACCGTTCTTTTATTTTGGCCTCTAGTCTATCGGATCTCTCGCTTCAGTCAACTCTATAACATCGCTCGTAATCCATGTTATTTAACGCTATACCAGTTATCTACTAGGGCTATAATACGGAGTGATATAAATTAGCAGGCGTAGAGTACAAACGGGAGAAACCAGTATAAAACGTTTTATCATTACGGTGTTGTTTGAGAGGACGTGATCTGCACAGTAGTAGTAGAGATGGTTTGTTTGTTCATATCTTCCTTGAGAGTCACGGACTCGTCATCCACTGTTATAGTCATACCACGTTGCCCTAATACCTTCTGGATAGTTATCACGGTGCTTTTTAAGCGGGTGATCTCCTTAGTATCGTGGGCTACCTGCTTCTCTAACGTCTCTATTTGGACTTTGAGAGTCTCTATCAATTTCGCTTGCGTCTCTGTAGTAGCGTTACTATAACCTGAGCGGAAGGCAAAGAATCCACCAATTAGTATGCAGATCGCGAGTACAGGACTGAGTATGGACAGGAAGCTACTGAGGTCCGGCATCCTTTTTCTCCTGCTCCATCAGGGTAACTAGCCTCTCTACTGCGTTGGCACTTGTGGTGGCTGCGTCTGCACTCTGTTTCGCTATCTCAGATAGTGTATGCTGGAGGCCTCTGACATAAGTACCGCTGCGTAAGGCGTGGTAAGCAAGTAACCCAACTACGACGAATAGCCAAATGTAAAAGACGACAGTCAGGATAATTTGTGCGGTACTCATACTACCTCCTACTTAGGTACGATAGTAAACGGAATGGGATCAAACGTAAGGGGATTGCCTGAGTAAGTGGCTGTGACAAACAGTTGGTACGTTCCAGCGGCTGAAGTATCTCCTAAGGCCCAAGCGTAGCGTATGATGCCTTGAGAAGCGTTTACAATGATGAATGATCCTTGCCCAAGCTGGTCCGTCTTAGTAATCACATTGTAGATGTTGAGAGTAAAGTTACCGAAGGTTAGACCCGTTATGTCCAAGGGAACTCCCTGAGCAGTAGGTGTTGACCCTTCTGTAAACAACTGCACTTGCATAACTGGCAGTAGTTGCCCTACTGCGAATGGCGAGATAGCCATATAACCTCCTATCTCGTAAAGGCAGAGACTAGACCATTCCTACTCGTCGCTATCACTATTCCACTGCGACATACGGTTGTTATGACGCCATTTCGACAAGTCGTGCTTACAAGAGCTGGCGATATGACTGCAATGAGCTGAGATTTGTCAACGGAGTTGAGTTGATCGGTGAGCACCAACAGCAATAGAATGTTGACTAGTATCTCAGTGGCAGTCAAACTGTCAGACAACGTAGGTATCACAGAGTTGCTAAGACCATCCGCCAGACTGAGTGGAACTTCTGTAAAGGTAGTCGAGAGTGAGATTTGGTACATATCTGCGAATGGCGCAATGTCAACCGGACTAGGCAACGTAATGCTTGTAAACGACTCTCCAACGGTCAAACCGGTATCCAGTAATGAAAGAGAAGTTGTATTCGCGGACGTATCCGACATCGACGCACTATCTACGAGTGACTCCGCTAGTAGCAGTTGCAAGACCTCTATGTGGACCAGCACATCTGTAACTACTGTATTCTCGATACTGGTATAGCTCTCTCCAACTGTCATACTATCCGTACCAGTCGTGTTAGTACTGTTGGCAGAACTGTCTGACATCGACTCACTGTCGGTAAAGGTAGTCGTCGTACTCGGTAGTAGGCTGTCCAGCAAGGAATTAGCATCTGCGTACGTACTTAGACTCTGCAATAGTAGAGAGTCAACTAGCGAACCACTATCCGTAAGAGTTGGAGAAGACGTAATCGCCTGGAGTAGGTCTTGGAACGATTCCCTGTCAGTGAGAATCTCGTTAGGTAGCAGTACGAAAGTCTCTACTAGCACATTGGCGTCAGTAAGCGAGTCCAGTAAAGACCACGTCGCGCTTTCAACCAGAGTAAGCGCATCCGTCTCGATAAGGATGCTAGTTGGCGAGAACGCCTCGGTAAGCATCTCACCATCAGTAAAGGTAGTCGAACTACTACTCTGGCTTGCCTCTTGTAACGTATTACTGTCAGTGACTGTAGGTGCTAATAAGTACGAATAAGACTCTCCTACTATCAGCTCGACGTCAGTACCTGTTGTGTTAGTGGTGGGCGATAATAAGTCTGAAAACGAGCTAATATCTGTATAAGAAGTACTAGATGAGTATGTATATGTATCGGTTAGCGACGTGCTGTCAGTGAGAGATGAAGCAATGGCATCGCTGAAAGAGTCGGAACTCGTAAGTCCACTGTCAGTGAGACTGGAGCTAGTACTGGGTGCAAGCGTATCGCTAAAGTTGTTACTGTCAGTGACTGTAGGCGAGACAGTTGGAGACAACGTATCAGACACAGTAACGCTGTCTGTTCCGGTTGAATTCGTGGTTGGAGACAGAGTATCTACAAACGACCCACTGTCAGTAACAGTAGACACAGTAGTCGAAGCTGGGGTATCCGTAAGAGTGTTGCTATCCGTCTGTGTTTGAGCAAGCGACCACGAAACGCTACTCTCAACTAGGGTGAGTGCATCCGTCAAGATAGGAATAGAGGTAGGGGAAAGCGCATCCGACACTGTGCTAGTATCTGTAAAAGACGATGCTGTAGTCGGCGATAAAGTGTCGCTTAGCGTATTACTGTCAGTGAGAGTGGGGGATATGGTAGGCGTATAGGAGTCGGATACAGTCATCGAGTCTGTAGTCAGCGTGAAACTCGAAGCTAAGTAGCCGGGAGTTACAGACTGGTTGGTAGTATCACCCAGTGTGCTAGTGCTACAGACCGTCATGATAAGTGTAGCAGCGCCACTTCCGCTACTGTTGGCCGTAATATCTGCCCAAGTATCTATGTACAACTTGTCACCAGTTGAGAATGGCATCAAGTTGAGCGAGGTGGCAGAAAACGTGAGGTTGAGAAACCCCGTGGTCATACTGTTGCCAGTAGAGGAGCATATACCTATAAGCGTATACGTTCCGCTATGATACTTGTAATATCTGACGTAGAAGTCACAAGTTCCTGTCCCGTTGGAGAACCTCACCCTAATAGATGGAGTGTAGTTGCCGGTCTGTAGAGATTGGCCTTCGAGACTTGTTACGTCCCACAACCAGCCGTTTCCAGAAGGAGATCCTAAGCTACCCGCTGCCGCCCAAGCGTTGGAGTTGGTTAGTGAGTAGAGTTCGCCGTATCCGGTGGAGGTACCTATCTTCGACGAGCAAGACGATAAAGTACCTCCGGTCGATGTAACCAGGCCAGCCGCAGTTGAGAGAGTTGAGGTAGCTACATTAGTACCATAGACAGTAAGTGCTGTCATTACGGATGTACCTCGAAGTTATACCTTCTCGATAATGGTTGCAGTTAGCGAAGTCACGTTGTTTAGCGGAGTAGGCACAGTGATGAGGTGTGATGCTGTGCTGTTGGAAGCTATCGGGTTAGCGTTGGTCGTGTACAGATCTGTGTAGTTACCTGTAGTAAAGCTACCCGCAGTGAACGTGTACTGAATCTGCACTTGCCTGTTACCTGCACCCGTACCAGAGAACGAGAACGCACCAGACGACAAAGCTCCACTATACTGTGCTCCTGTTACGGATGACGGGTTGTCCGTAACTAAAGGAACAGGTACGACGTTGGAACCAATCGCATAAGCAGCGTTAGCAGTAAACGACGTGACAGACAAGGACGTTGCGCCAAGTGAGGCAGAGCCTGACAAAGTTACGTTCTGTGTCTGTCCAGTTCCGTAACCAATAGTCACAACGGTACCACTTGCAATAGCAGCAGGAATCGCTTGTACAGCGAGGGAGGTTACGCCTGTCTGACCGTTCGTCAGTGCAGTGGTGAGCGTAGTACTACCAGACGAAGCAGATACCGCGATCTGGTTCATCACACTGACAGTACTACCTGCATTGTTCCACAGGTTTTTCAGTGCAGATGTTGCACCATTGTCTGTGATAATGTTCTTCGCCCAAATCCTTTGTAAGACTGTTCCTGTTCGAGCGTCGAATGACTTGAGTTCCCAGAGACCGAGTACCCCGTACTCTTGAGCATCGTACATCTCTGTCCAGTCTTGGAAGTTACGTGGTTTGACCTGACACTTGTAGTACTCCGGTAGAGTGACTAACAGCAATTCGCTCATTGTAAAAGCATACCTTTCCGGTTATTTGTGAACTGACGACCGTCTGTGGTGAGTAGTTTTTCTGGTTGCATGGTGACTACCCTTCTTCCCAACGTGGTGTTTAGCGCCCTTATGTGAACCTCCTCGATGCTTGTGAGGTCCAGCGGCGTTGGTATTACCCTTCGCTGCTCCCATGTACTATGACTCCTCTCTCAACTGGCGTTTGGTGTGGATCGACCCACACATTCCCCCTGGCACGTAATGCTTCCGCTAGTTGCTTATGCCTAGCAACCATAGGATGTTGGTCAATGCGGGTTACGATGCTCGCATTGTTCGGATCTCTGACAGGTACACTGATGTTGTGGGCGGCCAACTCTTTCTCGGTGAAGTCTACCTTTAGGAACATCCTAGTACCGCAAGAGCAAGTAGGCAGAGCTACTACTCCCGGACCAGTCCATTCAATATCAGGATGGTCTATCGGAATAACTCTTGTCCTGCCATCCTTACGACCGTCCGTATTCTTTTGCACTAGCACAGTGTCAGTTACGTTCTGGAGCACTTCTGGACCAACTGTACCCATCAGGCGTTGTCGCATCTCTTCGGCAGGTACCACAACGTGCACAAAAGCATCGTGTACCTCACAACGCTGGTAGGGTTCCCAGTTAGAGCAGTTGTGGTACTCGCAGTCTGGGTTGGTGCAGTGGAAGTGCAGTTCCGTACTATCTTCAGTGATATGATGTAGACCCATCATTGCCTCCTAATATTGTATGGTCCAATTACCCCCACAGTGGAGATCTGCTCCTGTAGTGGTGGCCGCTGCGAAGATCTGCATTCCACCCATAGTGAGGTGGCCAGTCGTTACAGAGGACAGTCCTACATAAGCGTCATCAGCAGTGTCTACAGATGCTGACACAGGGGTAGAGTTCCTAGACCATGTGTTAATTGGGCAACTCACAAACGCAGTGGATATGTATACGTTTGACTCTATCTCGTACTTACCCGTCTCTTGTCCTCCAGTTGGTTGCTGGAGTATGTAGAGGATACCGTTCAAGACGCTTGCGTAGAACGTATTGCCTGGATGCATAAGAGTTTGTGGCATTGTTCACCTCAATAGTTCACTGTGTAGTTTCCACCAGCCACACAGTTGGTTGCGATACCCGTCGATGTTGCCTGGATTCTGAACCCATTGGACGTTAGACCAGACGTGGTTGGTACATTTAGGTTAGTAACTGCCTGGTCCGACGTATCGATAGATACTGACACGGGCGTTGACAGTTGAGAAAGAGTACGCATATATTGCGTCACATACCCCCCAGAGATGTAGGAGTTACCCGCTAAGTAGTACTTACCAGTCTCTTTACCACCAGAGGGTTGCTGTTCTACGTTGATGGCTTGGTTTACGTCTTGGTGTAATATCGGACTGCCTGTAACAACTTGGTAGAGGTAGCTAAGTAGACCTGCTCCTACGTTATAGTGACTAAGGATGGTTCGAGCTGGCAACGGGAAGTAGTAGATAGCAACCTCGTCCAGATCCCCAGGGAAATAGTCTCCAGCATATGCAGATGGCCATGCGAGACCTATATCGCTAGTCGAGTTTCCGATCGGACCAGATAGAGAGATGTTTGCTCTAGCCACCCCGTTGACGTAGAGTATTACGGAAGTTCCATCGTACGTACCCGCTACGTGATAGTAAGTACCAGCGGTGAATGTGAAGCTAGCAGTGGCATGCGCGACAGTACCATTTGCTCCTACATCGAATGAGATAGACGTTCCTCCGGCACCTATATAGAATGCAAACCCTGCATTAGTGACTGTAGGTCGGTTGTTGCCAGCTATCCTAGGGTTGGTCACAAAAGTAGTATTGGAGAGTTTAATCCACGCCTCGATAGTAAAGTTCGTCTGCTGATCCGTACCCAAGTCACCAGAGGTGCAATCTATGTACCCCGTACTACCATTGAAGAGCATTGCGGCGTCAGAATCACCAGATATGGCACCAGTTTGGTTATAGGACACGCCCACACTTGTGATTGTAGCATCGTTCCCATTCCCGGAAGAGTCAAACGCTACCAGACCTGATAGCTCGTCCAGTCTGTAGTATGCGGCTGGACCACTATCTAGTACGAGTAGAGAGTACGGAGAGGAGATAGTAACTGTGCCAACTGTGACAGCAGAGAACGAGTCTACTGAGAATCCTCCACCAGCTGCGGTTGAGACCGGAACGAGCATCATACCAACCTGGCCAGAAGCAGTCACACTTGTGTCAGTGAGAGTCGCATTCCAAGTACTTGGTTCAGTAGCTCCATCGGCCCATATACGTACTTGGATAGTGCTACCGGAGCACTTAAACCTCACCCAATAGTAAGTCCCGATCGTAAATGTGAACGATGCAGTTGTGAGTGAAGGGAAGAACGTTCCACCGACCATCTTCTCTATAAGGAAGTAGTTAGCACCAATATTGAGGTTGCACCGATACCACTGACTGTTGACCGTGTACCTAGCGAAGAGTCCAAAGTGGCCTGCTGCTGAGGAAAGCGCAGCGAATCTGCAAAGCACCTCAGAGTTGGCTGCCGTAGCAGCTCCTAACACAACTTCTGCATAGCCATTACCCTGGCCGCTATTGTCGTAGTACGCCTCCCCTTGGCCTTGCCTAACACAGAGTGTAGTAGCAGTTGTGCCTCCAGACGTAAGCGTATTCCACGTGTTACCATCTGATGCTGTACCAAAACTCAGGCCAGGAGATACAGAACGAGAAGCAAATGTGTCTTTGCGAGTTACCGTTCCATTGAGCGTTGGAGTAGATAGTGGAGGTTGGTACTGTATTGTCGGCCAATAGTTGATGTCGCCGATGTAGAAGATAGAGATGTTCTGGATACCCGCAGCTGTCACATTAGCTATTTTCGCGTTAAGTGACGTACTATCGTTGTAGTCGTAGAAAGTACCGCTATTCGTCCACTGTAGTTCTGAAGAACCTGAGTCTCTCGTTGCTGTGCTAAATCCGGGTTCACCTTCCATCGTGACGAACCCAACTGGTTCTACGATAGTACCACCGCTGGTATCGCCTACAGTTCCAAAGTATCCCTCACTTGTAAGTGTAACTCCTAATCTTGTTGCTGGGCTATGGGTAACTTGAGAGGTGAGGAAGTTACAAGCAGACGTGACAAAGGAGAGTGGAGCTAGTGCGACACCTACGCCACCATTGCCATACATGTAGTCGTAGACCTGCATCTCCATTAAGTCTACTGCATTGAGCGTCGTAGGTGAAGTATTGTCTTGCAGCGTATCCAAGTCGGACCAGTTCCAAGATGTTGTCCCCTGGCTAGTCATACCTGGACCTGACACAGCCAGTTGGAATCCAGCAGCATGAAGGGCTGTAGCAAAGGACGAGATCACAGTCTTGTACTGGGACCACTTCGTAGAGTTCCACGGAGGCAGCTCGACGTCAAGTATAACTCCACCAGCATAGCCAACCGACTGTAGAAATGACACCATCGTGGTACCAAGCGACGTGAGCACCCCTCCTGTATTGGAGGACAAACTTGATAGACCGGACGCTGTGAGAGTATGGTTATTACCGGAGATAGTTACCCATTGTATAGCGGAGTATCTCTTGACGAGGGCTGCATTCGCTGAGGTGTAGCCATCCACTCCAGCTCCGCTAGCTACAGTCAACTGGACGAGTCCACCACTAGTATTGAATCTGTAGTACTCAGGTCGTAGGTCGTAGAGGGCTCTACCGTCTGCTATCTCGACTGGCACATGGCTTACTCCACCAACAAGGGAGCTTCCTGGAAAGATCCACCCACCAATGTGCTTAACAACTGTCATTATGCTCTACCTCAATACTGTATAGTGTAGACTCCACCCACAATCGGGTTTGCTTGAGCACCTGTCAAAGGCGTATCGTAGACCCTGAACCCGTTTGCAGTGAGGTGATCCGTGTTAGGTGGCACAGTGGTTATAAAGCCATTGTTGACATCCGTCACATCTACTGTCACTGATACTGGTGTTGCATGCCTAGTTAGACTAGGTACGTAGTTCGAGATCGTTGCTGATGCTGCATAGGCTGGCATCGCTAGAATGTAGTGGCCGACCTCCTGACCTCCAGCGGGTTGCATAAGTATACTGAGTGCTTGATTAAGATCAAGTGCGGCAGATGTCGTACCGTTAGTCACATAGTAGAGAGCCACGTCACCTCCTCAGTTGAGGGTAATCAAGTAGTCGAAAGTAACTGTATGCAGGTTATCTTTGGTGTAACTTAGTAGAGCGTGAGTCATAAGAGTACCGCTACCAGTAGACGATGTCGCATTGACGCCGAAGATGCCACAGTTAGTGAGTATACCGTTGCCCTGCGCTGTACCTAAGAACGTCGAGATATCGACAGTGTTACCTGATATGGTTGCCGACGACGGAACTGCTCTGAAGATCTCAGAGTTCACAGCCGTATCACCTGGCTGTACTCTATTGATAGGAAATGTACCAATCGCGAAGTACTGGCTGAATGCTCCTGTACCAGTAGAGGCAGATCCGATGAACGTCAGTATCTGGTTGCGGCCATTCGTAGTAATGAGATTCTTCACTACGGCAACAGTATACCTATCCTTCTCTTGCTGAGTTAGACCCTTCCACCAACTCTCCCAAGTTGCTTTGTCTAGTTGGGGAGGCAGTTCCCTAATACGTATCTCCCCTAGAAAGTGCAGTGAATCCACGTTGTATGCCTCTTTAGCTAAAGGACGCTTGTCCATATCTACCAGTCCCCCATGTATCAATAGCACCGAATCCGTGAGGATTGACTACCACAGCGTCTACATACGTCATAGTATCCCTGAGTACCTCGAATGTAAGTTGGATGGGAGTAGTACCACCTGTGCTTGGGTTGCGAGCTAGTGACTTCTGTACATTTCGGATGCTGTCTCTCAGAGTAGGTCGGTATACTCCACCTTCATACTCGTAGACGTTGATTCCTCCACCGAGAGAACTGACTTTCACTGTCTGGATAACGAACGGCTGGTTGGTGAGGTTATCAAGAGTACTCGTAAGGAAGATAGTCGTACCCGGTCGTATGAAGACGTCTAGCGGCATACGGTTGAGGTCCATCTGACTTGACAGTTTGAAGGTGATGTTCTGCACAGGGTACGCCCACTGTGCAATCTCACTCTCGCCACGTAGCTTCGCAGCAGCATTCGAAGCGAGGTTAGTATCCTCCACCTTACTCACGAATCGTCGCTTGTACGTGCCTATACTAGTGTTTTCCTCGACTAGCACAGTGGCAGGCCTATTCTGTACGTAGGTTATTACTACGTTATTAGAACCACTGCCGGGTGCAGTGTTGAAGGTTACGGAATGGTTGGAGGAGTCCATAAGGACTACGACTCCGTTGGTCCCATTTGTATCCTGGCCCGATACGCCTACTAGGTTCGAAGATGTAGGAGCATACGTACTAGATCCACCGTTAGTAGACACACTTGTGATAGACACAGGTATCTGGCTCAGTACAAACTTCGTAGTTGACCCATCACCACTAAACACGTCTTGCACAGTAACTTGCAGCGTACCTCCAGTCACCTTCACGCTGTTTCGTATCTGCGTGCCATCTTTGATATACGTGTACTCTTGTGGTGGGAATATGGTAAAGTAGTCTGGCTGATTGAGAGGATCAGGATCGATAAGCAGAGAAAAGTTGGAATAGTCATAAGGGATAGGGTTATAGTGAACGTATAAGAATTGGTCTATATAGAATACGAACCCAGTAATGTCTACAATACTATTGAGCACTTCCCTAAACGTTTGGTCTGTAAACGAGATCGTCGGGATAGTTTGCCCTGTGACTATAGTGGTTGGCGGCCTAGACGAGTTCACCTGACCAGTAGAGAGTAGACCGGGAAAGTAGGTATTGATCAGATCATTGATGATACCAGTGTCAGTAAAGTTGGTGTAAGTGATATCAATCGGGGTACCTATACCGCCATTCTCGATGACATCTCCCATAGACCGACAGTCTACCGTCCATGTACGTTTGATACCATCGTACTTAGCTTCGAGGTTAGAGATGTAGCCATAGAATAGTCGATTGAGTCTACAGAAGGTACCGTCCGGCATGACAGCAGAGTTGACCTGAGCGCCATTACAGTCTGGGGTAGGATACGTAATCGGAGTACCATCGCCCATAGACTTACCGGCGAACCAGACTGGAGTAATGTTGTGGTTCGCAAAGTTAACGACTCCGTTATTGGTGGAACTAGTGGCATATACTCCAAACTGTGCTTGAGCGAATGCTGCATTGGCTGGTGCTACCCCCGAGATGTGTACTTGCGTGTTGTTCACTGGTGGCGTAGTCGGAGTACTGACAGTGCTAGATAGTAGGTTGAGATTGATGTCAAGCCAATTGATTTGGTAGTAGTAGTTAAGAGCAGTCGGGGCAGCGTTGCAGTTTATAAAGAAGCTATACATATACGTCTGACCTGGAGTGATGTACCCGTAAGCAATACTACTAGCGACAGTAGTCACATGGGCATCGTGAGTAGGCCCGGTCTGAGACGCATTGTTAAACGTAAAGGCCTGGTTGTAGATGTTCAGTGCGACGTTAGCAGCATACGTACCACCAGTCACAAATGTCTCGTGCAGAATGTTGATGGACGGTACAGTAGGTACGGGTTGCCTCGCAATAGTATAGTCTGGAGCGGCATTCTCGTCCCATATCATTACGCTGTAGTTGAAGTCTAGATTGATGGAAGAGGTTGGATCGGTTACCTCGAAAGAAGCAGTTGTGAGAGGATCGCCCAGAGCCATATCAATGCTCAGACTCTGTGGTTGCACGCTAGACGTTCTGTCTATGTTGTTCATCACTACCCACATTATCTAGGCTTACCTCCACTTGTCACAGTCGTATGCAGTCCGCTCATCCTGTGTAACCTATTCTGCTGCTTCTCTAGATCGGTGAGGAGTTTGGTGTGGTCCACTACACTGCCATTGACAGTGAAGTTGAGTATGAAGATGGTATTGCCAGAGACGCTACCAGCGCTACCCGACAGAGACACACTTCCGCTAAGACTACCTGTGCCTCCCTTACTGAGACCACCTTGCACAGTTTGAGCAACGTTCTGTAGAGTTGCCTTCAGCTTAGGCAAGCCTCCCTCGATACCGTGTACGAACATAGTCATCAGTGCTGGAGCCCACTGATCCGCAGTCGAGCCAGGACCTTCCTTCGTAGGAGAGTGGAATCCTAGGAAGCTCTTGACGTTGTTGGCTATGCCACCCACAGCACTACCGACAGCACCAGCCATCGATGTGATACCGTTAATGAACCCTTGAATGAGATTCTTACCCCAAGCGAGTGCTTGACTTGCAAGGTTACTGAACCAACTAGAGATGTTATTCCATAGACTAGATAGCGCTCCTGAGATCGGAGCCCACACACTCTGGAATACGGATACCACAGCATTCCAAGCTTTTTGAGCTAGTCCAGATAGGGTATTCCACACGCCACTCAGCCAGTTGATGGACGTAGTCCAGGCACTCTTCAACCAACTAGTAACGTTACCAACCACAGACTGTGTAGTACTGCTTGTAGCTCCCCAAGCAGATTGAGCAGCACCACTAAGCGTACTCCAAAGGCCAGTAAGCCAGCTAATAACTGTCTGCCAAGCATTTTGCAGCCACTCAATGCCAGCTTTGACTACATTAGTGATGGTGTCAATCAAGTCTTTGAAGTAGTAGTTGTGGTTGTATAGCCACTCGAATGCATTGACAATTAGGATGATAGGGCCAAAGATAGCGTAGAAGAGGAGCATTGCTCCAACCTTGACGATGTTGACAATGACGTTCCACGCTGCCTGCAAGCCAGACGTAATACCGTCCCACACACTTTTGAAGAAGTTACCTACATTAGTAAGTGCTCCTTGGAACCAACTCACAAATGCAGCCCATACACCTTGGAGGAATTTTGTAATGTCTCCCCAATGCTGCATAGCTAGTATGATGCCTGCTACTACTAGTGCGATGATAGCGACGACAAGGAGTAGAGGCCACGTGGCAGCAAGAGTCGCGATAGCGGCAGCTCCAGCAGATATGGCCCAAGCACCGAACCCAGCAATCAGAGCCGGGAGAGTAGCTAAGAAAGCCCCGATCTGGATAGCGGCAATCGCTATCCCTATGCCGATCAGCAAGTCCTTCACAATCTGTGCTTGTATGCTATTGCTCTGGAAGAACCCAGTTACGGCTGATATCGCATTTCCAAGAGCAGAAAGCGCATTCTCCACACCGTGTGTCTTGTCTTCCCAACTCATGAATCCTGATATAGCACCGGAGATAGCGGTGACGATGTTACCTATCACAGGGAGTAGTGCAGTTCCGATCTTAATCATGAGGACTTCAATGACGGCCTTAGCTTGATCCATCTTGAAGTTGAAATCGTTCTGCACGTTTGACCAACCCTGCACATCTTTGCTACCAGATTGCATTGCAGCTGCGATGGCTGCAATATCTCCCTGGTACGTCTTCATATTCTGGCCACCCAACATCAACGCCACGTTGTACCCGGTTGCACCACCCATAATATCTTTGAAGGCTGTGACTGCTTGAACAGATCCCGCAGGAAACGTCTTGCCTACGTGATCTTCGATCATCTGGATAGTCGCTGCTAGACCTTTGTTTCCTAATGTATCCTTTACCTGTTGGGCGGACAACCCGATGTTATCCATTGCAGTTTTAGCTATCCCACTCGGAGCGGAGAGAGATCGAATGGCATTCGCAAGGTTCTGAGATGCCCGCTGCGCATCCATTCCGGCATTCGTCATCGTTGCTAGAGCACCCGCAACTTGTGGGAAGGAGATACCTAGACTTGAAGCGAGCGGGAGTACAGAGCCCATCGAGGATGCGAGGTCTTGTAGATGTGTCTTACCGCTCGCAACCGTTGTGATTAGAGCGTTCATGGCTGCTGTAGCGTCTGTAGACTTCATGTGGTAGTCTGTCAGCACAGTTGTGACTGCATTCGCTACCACTCCTAAGTCAGCGTTACCAACCTTAGCACCCTCGGCAGCTACCTTTAGTACGTTCAGACCGTCTGCTCCGTGATAGCCAGCGGACTCAATCATATACATACCATCAGTAAGCTGCTTAGTCGTCGTGCCCGTATCGATAGCCATCTGGAGGATGCCGTTGGACACCATACCTATATTCGACTGAGCTTCGCCTGCACCAGTCACAAGTGTAGTCATACCACTTTGGAAGTCTCCGGCCATCTTAACTGCCGTAGCACCTACACCTACGATGGCTGCACCTAAACCAACAGCTATACCAGCAACCGCACCCATAGGACCACCAAGACCAGCGAGTTGAGATGCAAGCGACGCTATTACACCACCGGCTTGGTTTTGCGCACCCAGTATAACACTGAGATTGTACTCACCGGCCATAGTTGTTCTCCATATTACGACGTTGCTCCTCTTCTGCTCTGCGCTGGCGTTCCTTCTCCGCTCTTACTTCTGCCTGCCAAACTTGCACTTGCTTTTGCACTACCTCCATAGGAGCTTCTTGTAGTGCCCAGTACCCACCGAAGATTGGCATCATCCTGTACTCGATAATCTCTTCTGGCATAGTTTCGCCTTCAGCCAACTCATCTAGGAACGCCCGTTCACAGAGTTCACCGAAGGCGATGGGTTTGGGAGTAGTCCTCCGAGAGACGTCTCTTGTATCGCAGCAGTAAGACCTACCACGTAGGTAATGGGGAGTTGTTCAATGGCAGCTTCTGTTACCGGAACTGCGTTGTGGTTGTCGTCTGTCAGTGTCCACGATAGTATGAGTCTAGAGAGTAACTTCACCATATCGACTCCGGTTGGAGATTTGGGATCTGCTGCGTACTGCACGTCTCCAAACTGTGCCTTTGCCTTGATAGTCACAGTTTCGTGGGGTTCCCAGCCTAGCTTCTCTTTCTCTTCGTCATTTCTTGGCACTGAGACAGTTGGTATCTTGCTAAATGCACCCATAGTATTACCTCTTAGCTTGTGTAGGCTGGGTTCTGAGCGGAGTTGAGGACCTGAATCTGATAGGAAGACCCTAACGTCGGATCGTATTCACCGATGCCAGCAATGTCAACTTCTGGGTACTTCATCGCTGCTGTACTGGTCACTTCAAACTTGTTGTACTTGAACGGTATTACAAACTGGATCTGCTGGATGTTTCCCGATCCTACGTTACGTCCAAGGAAGCTCAACTGTATGTACTGCTTGGTATCCTGTCGGAACTGTTCGATCTGTAGCAAGTTCGTATAGATCAACTTCGCTTCAAACTCTACAGTCCACTTACCTCTACCTAGTTGTGTAAATGTCTGCTGGTTGGCTAGTGTGTGTACACCTTCGATTGCGTTCGAGATCTTCACCTTACCGGTCATCATGTCGCCGAAACTCGTAACTCCCCAAGCACCACTAGTACCGGGATCGATGTACACATTGCATTGCCAACTTGCTATTGGTCGGTCAACCGGTTGTATGAGAGTACTTACGCGTGAGGTACTTAGACCAAGAGTCGTACGGTCGCCAATTGGCATACGTTCTTGAGCGATACCTTTAATCTTGGCAGTGAACTCTTTCTTGACATCGAAGTCGAACTCCACACCTTCCATAGCGAAGAACGGAATCGTCATCGACTCTGAGCCAGTAAACCACTCTAGAGCCAGTGTGTAAGGAGTGAATGTAGGTTGGAACGTTCTGTTCCACGCGAACACACCTGTAATGGCGATACTCCCACTCGTCAAACCTGTAATGACTACGCCGCCAGATGCGATAGCACTGTACTTGTTAGCAGAGTAGTAGGTACCGTTACCGCTCGCCGTGATAGTTTCAGTGGTGGAAGCGCCCAGGTCGTTACTGCCAGTGAGAGCGATTGTACCTGAAGTAGATGTTCCAGTTATCACCATTATCAGATACTGGCCTGGTGCAGTAGGTTGGGTAGTGAGAGACAGCGGCGAACCTGACACAGCAGTCGTAGTCTTCAGAGTAGTAGCCGAACTCGGTGTAGATGTCGGTGTACTCTGACTAGTGAGTGCGTAAGGGATGAACAGAGACGTTTCAGGGTACATAGCGATGTCGATATCCACACTCACATCTTTGATAGTCTGAACTTTGTGAGTATGCCGATCTCCTAACGCTCTCTGCTCGTCTGGTGAATACTCGCCGTACTTCGCTACAGCCTTCAAAGTACCTGGGAGCATAGCTTTTGCACCGTAGATACCACCAATCTTAATGCTCCCCCCAGTTAGACCCGATGTTGTAATACCGCTTGAGTTGATAGTTTTGTAGACCTTTTGAGTCACATAGTCGAATCGACCTGTCTCTTGTGATTGAGGTTGTACGGGGGCAATAGGAATCGTTGGAGTAGTCTCCGTAATGCTATTGCCATTGATATCTGTTCCGGCAACTGTCAAAGTACCAGTTGCCGTGTTGTTGTACACATAGATGTGTAGTCTCATACCTGTTGAACCCGTTGGTTGGTTGGTAGCCGAGACAGATGCAGCCACGTTACCGTAAGACAGTATGCTTACGTCCGTTGACCCTCCCGGAGGAGTACCAATTTGCTCTCCTGGAGCAGAGGTGGGTTCGAAAGCATAGCCTATCTGACCAAGAGCTGTTGAGGCCATCGTCTAACCCTTTCCATTGTCTAGTGATACGTACGGTAAACTCATGTATTGCATCTAACCTCCGTCGGGCACAACGATGTTGTACATCGACCTAACCTCTACCTCGAACTCATGTACGATGTAGTCATTACCACCAACTGTTATAAAGCTGATGGTGAAGTTTCCTGGTTTTACTCTACTGTCTGCAACCCCAGCAAGGCCACCAAGATACGCCTTTTGTTGGAACAACGGTACTACCACGTCGCGTATACCACACAGTGTTGTTACTGCCTGTGTCGGAGTTGGTGTGGGGGAAGTACTGGAAGCGAAGAGTACAGCAGTCGTGATACGGAACCCTTGAGTGTCCTCGATCCTGCCTCCATGTGCAAAGTGTGCGCTAGAGTCCGAGGACAACCCTATTTCACAGATGGGGTCTACTCCCGTCCAGTCCTTCACTGCTCCGATAGCGATCGTGCGATAGTTTGCTCCGCTAGCAGTAATTAGAGATTGGATCTGTTGCATAACTCCAATAGTATTAGGTAGACTCATCCACTGTACTCCTGCAACATGAAGTCTCCCGCAGTCCCACCCTCTACGGTTCCTAGAATGAACGAAAGAGCCCTAGCATAGTATTGTCGTATGTTAGGTTCGGTATCCACAATAGCTTCCATCACATAGATCTGACCGGGATCGTTACTAAAGTATCTTCCCCTACTATCAGTACGTCCAGAGAACCCGAACTCTCGTCGACGTGCATACGGGAGATCAGAGCCAACCTCCATACCAGTTCCGGTCCCGGATCCAGTTATTCCGAGTGGAGAGAAGCTACTAGCAAGAGCACCAGTACCCCCACGAAACTTAGAAGAGGCTGTGACTGAGATGTTCTTTGCTAGGAGTGTACCAACCCGGAAGTTAGCTGTACGCCACGCGAGATGCTGAGTAATATCTATATCCCCAAGCTCCTTAAGTAGTTCTAGCTTCTTAAGACTACTCGCGGACCACGCAATGTTAACAATACTCATGAGTTTACTCCAACGAATTGCTCAACAACGCACTCTATGTGACCGTCAGGAAACGCTTCAGGTCTGCTAATAATTCTGTATGCGGCCTTCTGATTCGTGGACGGATCCGTATTCAAAGCATCTGTGAACAGGTCTGCTCGACTTAGTACGATCGTAGGAGGCAAGTACGTCACGTATGCATCAAACGTGTCAAACGGGTGGTTGCCTTTGTAGTCAGTCGCCAGTCTCGGGTTAAGTGCATCTAGTTGCACGACCGCTCCACTAACAATGGTTGTGGGAGTCTGTGAGGGTTGAGTTACTCTAGTGACATTGACAGTGATGATCTGGGACATCTACACCAACCTCTTATAAGGAGTGAGTAACTCATATGCACGGATCTGGTAGGGATTCTCTAGCGTACTCACTCCCTTGCCGTACTGTGTCAGGTGCCTCTTCCCCATCGAGATGCTAACCGCTGCAGTTGGATTAAGCCTGTCGGATACTATTTCCGACACAAAGTAGGTACATGCTTGCTTGATATCCCACGGCAGTGCGCTAGCGCTGTATCCTGCTATGTACGTATACTGCAACCATCCTGGGTCTAACTGAGTCAGCGGTGGTAACGCTGTGAGTACTTGTGCATTGTGTAAGATCGTACTCACAATGGGTACGTCCACCGACATTGCTCTGGTGTTTAGTATGCATTGCGTTGGATCTAGTGTTATCGTCGTCTTCGCATCTAACACAATGGCTAGTGCGCTTACGCTAGTGATAGGGAAGTGTCTTGTACGAAAGTGTAGGTAACCGTCGCTTGTCACACTGGCATTGAGTGTACGTAAGGGTAACGTCTCCGTATATGTAGTCGTTAGCAAGGCCTGTTGACAGAACGTCTCTACCCTCTGCGAAGCAACTCGAATGCTGTTCGCTAGACTACCGCTTCCTCCATCGGAGCACACTACTGTACCAGCATTGTGAACGTACGCCGTAGCGCTAATAGTAACAGAGGTAGCACCTGCTGACGCTGCAGCAGCTACTGTTACGACTTCAGAACTGCTCCCGTCGAAGATAGTAATGTTATCGTAGAGGTTGAGGTTAGCAGTTGTTGCTGCGACTAGCGGTAAAGCGGTAGCTCCTACACTCATATTGCTGCTGACTCTTGTCAAGTTCGATACTAGAGATGCAGTCTCCTGACCGCTAGGATCTTGTATATACTCTAAGGCAGTTAAGTAGAGGTTCACTATCCACCTCCTCTACA